CAGCACCACCCTGGGAGAAGGTTCTGGCGATATCGGAAAACTCGCGGCCGATCTCGAGAACCTGGCGAACACCAGCACGTCGCTGGCCGACTTCACTGCCGGCGTGGACAAGCTGGTCGGCACCCTTGGCGGTACCGGCAAGTCCTCGGCCGAGACCGTTGCCGAACTGCTCAAGCTCAACGACACGTTCAAGGCCGTTACCAAAACCTCCGAGGAGGCCGCAGCGGCCACGGCCAAGGAGGCCGATGCGAAGGCGAAGGCGGCCGAGGACGCGAAAAGAAAAGAAGAGGACGCACGCAGGACTGCTGTTGATGCCGCCTATGGCAATCTCCAGGCGGCTGTAGAACGCGAGCGTGAGGGCCTGCAGCAGCGCCTGGAGGGTGCGCGCCAAATCCAGGACTCGCTCACCACTATTGTGGAGGCTGCTGGGAGTGCCGTGCGAGAGCTGCGCGGCAATGTGCAGGTCACAGCCGCAGTCCAGACTCGCCAGGCCATGGCCACGATCGACGGCACTCTTGCTGCCCTGCGTTCGGGAACAAGCCTGCCGGCGGACAGCGCTGCCCTGGCGGAAGCCATCTCGGTCGCGCGGGGCAGCCTCACCGAGTCTTCGTTTGCTTCGGTGCAGGACTACGAACGTGCCCAGTTGGCGCTGGCCAACAAGCTGGCGGGCATTGAAGACCAGGGCGGCAAGCAGCTCACCGACGTCCAACGCACGGCCGAGGGGATAGAGCGCCAGATCGCGCAAAACGACAAGGCTCTGGATTACTGGCGCAGGCAGATCGACGGAACGACGAAAAACATAGACGCCACGCTGAGCGTCGTGGGGGCGATCACCAAGCTCGAGTCGCTGCTGTTTCCCGGCGGGAAGCCAGGTACGGGGACTGGTTCGGGAAAAGACCAGGGCGGAGCTGTATTTGGGCCTGGCGGAACTCCGGACACGGCTCCCAAGGATCCGCCGAAGTATGTGCAGCCCCGGCCGGACGGATCCGGCAACACCTGGTACGAGGGCATCACGGACCAGGGGCGCATACGGGAGCTGGACAAGTATCACGACGGATACCACGCGTTCGACGGGACAGGGGATGCCGAAGGTCTGAACAAGTGGATCAAGGACAACAACCTGTCGCCCAAGGACCTTGCCGATCTATCCGGTTTGTACGAGAGGGACTGGGTCAACTGGTTCAACAGCAACCGCATCCCCGCCTATGCAGACGGGGGACAGCACTGGGGCGGGATTCGGCTGGTCGGTGAGCGCGGCCCCGAGTTGGAGATGACCGGGCCGGCGCGCTATTGGAGCGCCGGTCAAACCCGCTCCATGCTGGGTGGCCAGGCTTCAGGCGTGGACATCTCTCGCCTGGACGCACTGTTCTCCCAACTGCTGCAGGAGAACCGCCTGTTTCGCGAGCTTCTGGTACGCATTGCTGGCGATGGACAGCGTTCGCGGGAAGCCTTGGAGGGCGCTGCCCGTGGTCAATTTGAATTCGCTGTGAGGATGCAATGAGCTTTCGTGTAATTGAACCGTATGCCATCGGCGATGCCCAGATCCTGTCGTCGAGTGTGGCTGCCCTGGACCCGAGCCGCCTTTGGGCCGCACAGCAGGCTTGGGCCAAGGATGAGCTGTGCCACCGCGCAGAAACACGGCGCGTATACAAGCGAGTCACGGCGGGTACCGACAGTTCTGGCGCGCCACCACCCGAGAGCGCCCCCGAGGTCTGGCAGGACGTTCGTGCCTGCAACAAGTTCGCGGCTTTCGTATACACAGAGAGCACCGCGACCACTCAGAAGGACGGCCAGCCGCTGCGCATCAAACTGCGTGTGGGCAAGCGTGTGGACACGCTGGGTCTGTACGGTGTTGTCGGCCGACGTGCAACCGTGACCGTGCGCCAAGCCGGTGCCGTCGTGCACGGGCCTCGCGTCGAGAATCTTCTGCGTCGCGAGGTGCATGGCTGGTACGACTGGTTCACCGCCCCATTCCTCCAGCGCGGCGCCGTGGCTTTCGTGTCCCTGCCACCGCTATCGGGCAGCGAGATCGAGATCGAAATCTCGCCCGCATCGGGCACAGCCAGCGTGGGCTACGTCGTTGTGGGCCGGGCCGAATATCTGGGTGACCTGCATTGGCGCCCGAACATCACGGGCTCGAACTTCAGCCGCATCGAGCGCGAGTTTGACGGCTCGCTGCGGCCGGGCGTATCGCTGATCCAGCGCCGTACGGTTCCAGGCTATTCCGGTGCGTTTCAGGTGCCGGCAAACAACGTCGACAGGGTACGACGCGTACGTGACCACCTCAATGCCATTCCGGCGCTTTGGGTGGGCCTGGCAACGCAGCCCAACAGTCCCTACTACGAGAGCGTGTTGCTGTTTGGCGTCTACAGACGCCTGGAGTACACGCCCGACAACGTGCACAACGCAGAAGCAACCATTGACATTGAGGAGCTTTGAAAACCATGGCCACTATTCCGACGAACCCAGTCCCGCCGATCCCCGCGGTGCCGCTGCCCGTGCCGCCCACCCTCAGTGACCCCGGCAATTTCGACGAGCGGGGCGATGCCTTCGTGCTCGCGTTGCCTGCTTTCCAGCAGGGGATGAACGCCCTGGGCGAAAACGCTTATGTCAACACGCAGGTGATCTTCGGCAAGGCCGAGAGCGCTGCGCAAAGCGCCAGCACCGCCAGCATCCAGGCCAGCCAGGCCATGGGGTATCGCAACGATGCGGGGGGGTATGCATCGACGGCGCTGGCTGCGCGAGATGCTGCCCAGGGCCATGCCGCGTCCGTGAGTTCAAGTCTGGCAACTGTGGATTCACGCCTTCTGGGTGGGCGGGCCTTGCCTCCCACGACAAACAACCAGGGAGGGCCGATTGCGGTGGGGACGATGTACTACAACATCGGCAGCGACCCCGCGCTCAAGGACCGCTGGTACATCTGGAGCGGGACGGGGTGGACGTTGGGACCTGGCGACTACACGGGCGCATTTTTGCCGCTGGCAGGCGGCAAGATGCTCGGCCCCCTCAAAGTCAGGCCTGGAGCGATGGGCGAAGAAGCGCCGCAGGCTCAGGAGGTGATGGCGAAGGCGCCGGAGGCCTATGGCAAAGCCAAGTTGATGGGCGAGTTGCTGGTCGGTTTTGCGCTGATGACCACCACCACTGGGCGTGGTGCGGACTGGCCCCCGGAGGAATACAACAACGGTAGCCAGTCCTGGCTTGTGGAGACCACAGGGGCGACAGGACGGGCCAAACAGGTGGCTACCCAGGTGCTCTCCACGACACCCGACTACGTGTCGCGTATTCAGGGGAGCACATGGCAACGTGTGCTGGAGGACACGACCTGGAGTGCCTGGGATCGGGTGATTACCAGCAAGACGGCCATGGGCCGGCAGGTGACTGTAAACGTTCCTGCCGGCACCCCTTCCTACATAGTTGATCCCGGCCAGGGTGGTGTGCATGTCGTGACGATTAATGCGACATGCCAATTCATATTGCCTGCCGGCCGTCAATATGGTGATGAAGTGACGCTACACGTTATCAGCGCAGGTGCAATCCGAGCAATTACGTTCTCCGGAAACGTAGGGCTGCAAATTGACGGAACGGGGGCACTGCTGCCGTTTCCGCAGTATCCCGCTAACGGGATGGTAAGCCTGATTTTTACGTGCAATCGCGTCAATCGCTGGGAATGCTTTTATGCGGGAGTGCATTGATGTTTGCACGAAGTATGTTGATGGCCAGCGGGCAACGGCAGATAAACGTAATTATCTCAGCCAATGTCCGCAGCCCAAACATTGCCGCACTTGCTACAGCGCTGGGATGGAATGGATCGCAACTTATTCAAGTTACGATTAATTCAGGAGTGGATGTCGATAGTCTGAATATCAGCGGCATTGGAGCAAACCAGCTGCACGTTATCAACTATGGTCGAATTAGTGGTGTTGTGAACTCTAGCACGGGCCTGTACACGCGCATACCCATCCGAGTAACCAACAACGGCACCATTTTCGGCGGGGGTGGTCAAGGTGGATACGGAGGCGGCGCATGGGTGCAGTACCACGGCTCTTCTGGCGGCGCTTCTGGCGGCGGCGGAGGCAACGGTGCAGGCTTCAATGCCTCCGGTACTGTGGCGTTGATATCTGCTCAGTCAGGCGGGCGGGGGGAGGACTATCAGTATCAAGGGGCGATATTTCCCGGCGATACAGCTCCGGCGGCGTCGGGAGGCTCGGGCGGCAGTGGAGGATCAATTGGGCAGTCAGGATTTTCTGGGGGTTGGGGCGGCGTCGGCGGCTCAGCATCAGCCTCGGAAACAACACCGCCCGGAGACGGTCAACCCGCAGGCTACTACGTTGACGGCAACGCCTATATCACTTGGCTCGCCACCGGCACCCGTCTCGGCCGCGTCATTTGAGGATCAATATGTATATCAATATCGAAACCAGGCAATACCCGCTGAGCGTCGCGCAAATCCAGGAACTGCACCCTATGACGATGATGGCTCAGCATCTCGAGTGCTATGCGCTGGTCGAGCCATCGGACACGCCCGCATACGACGCGGAAACGCATAAGCCCGCCGAGATCGAGCCCGTGGAAATCGACGGCGTTTGGCGTCAGCAGTGGTCTGTTGTGCAATTGTCTGCTGAAGAATTACAGACCGTGGCCGCAAATAAAGCCAGAGCTGAGCAGGAGGCCCGCGATGCTGCGCGCATCCGAGTAACAAAACGCCAAGCACTTTTGGCACTCTATGACCTAAAAAGTATTCGTGAGGATGCAATCCTGGCAGCGATCAATGCTATCCCGGACGAGCACATGAGGTATCGAACGCTTGTGGACTGGCAAGGCGCATCAATGATTGAGAGCGACAGCTCAACTGTTTTGTTGCTTGCCGACGCGCTCAACATCAGAGCAGATTTGCCGTCCCTGTTCGATTACGCCCAAGTGATCTAGCAAAAGACGGGCGACTCGACCAGGTGCTGTAACACCAAGTCGAGCCCCGAACCTGCAGAACAGGCCTGCAAGCCGGCAAGGCCCGCCACCCTGTACAGAGTGCGGCCGAGCCTACCAGAGAAAGAGGCTTGCAATGGAAGAAATACGCTGTGGCAACTGCCGCCGCAAGCTGGGCGAAGGAGTTTTCTCCCGTCTGGTTATCAAGTGCCCCCGTTGCGGGGCCTTCAATCAGTTGAGCGCCACGAGTGCCCCACATGCACCCCCAGAAGGGTCACAAACTGAGATAAATGACACAGCCCATCGTGCCTTGGATCGGCGGCAAGCGCCGCCTTGTTGACCTACTCCTCAAGAGATTTCCGTCCCATAGCTGCTATGTGGAGCTTTTCGCGGGCGGCGCGGCCGTCTACTTCGCCCGTCATCCCGCCGACGTCGAGGTGCTGAACGACGTTAATGGCGACCTTGTCAATCTTTATCGCGTCGTCACACACCACCTGGAGGAGTTCGTCAGGCAGTTCAAATGGGCATTGACGAGTCGCCAAGTGTTCAAGTGGCTGCAGGAAACTCGGCCCGAAACGCTGACAGACGTGCAGCGTGCGGCTCGCTTCTTTTACCTGCAGCAGCACTGTTTCTCTGGGAAGGTCAGTGGACAGACCTTCGGCACGGCAACCACGGCGCCGGCGATCAACTTACTCAGGATCGAAGAGACGCTGTCAGCGGCGCATTTGCGCCTTGCAGGCGGGACATACGTCGAGCAGCTCGACTGGTCCGCATGCATCGATCGCTACGACAGGCCCCACACGCTTTTCTATGCCGATCCCCCGTATTGGGAGACCGAGGGTTACGGTGTGCCATTTCCCTGGGAGCAGTACGAACTGATGGCGGCGAGGCTCAAGACGATCAAGGGAAAGGCTGTGGTCAGCATCAACGACAACCCGGACATCAGAGATTGCTTCAAGGATTTTGATATGGAGGCTTTGCGGCTTGACTACACCGTTGGAGGCGGTGCCAACCGTGTCGAGCGTGGTGAGCTGGTGATCTATAGCTGGGATCGGGCCGAGGAGCCGGCTGGGCTTTTCTAAAACTTACACCTCAGGTCCACGGTGCCAAAGCGCGCGCGACGCCATCATCTTTGCGCCAGCCCACAAGCTAGGTGTTTTCCCCCGCATGTCTTCGCCGCGACAAGCTTTCCATGCAAAATAGCACGAACGTTCGTTTTAACAAGAATTTTGCAT